AGGTCCTGTTCATTACCTGTGGCCCTGACCCATTGCTCAGGACCCCCGTAAGTGCGTTGTAAGTGCCATAATTGTTTTAGCACTGGTCTCCAGTTAGCTAACCACATACTGACCATTTCTTGACGGATCAAATTTGCTTCAACCTGGTCTTCATTGCTTGTTGGTCTGCCTGCAATTTTGTTGGCAATCATGCGTAATTCATTTTCCACTTCTGTAGAAGCAGGTGAATACGCAGGTATATCCATAAACTGAATTTCACCTGGTCTGCGAACAGGAACAAAACTACCAGGGCCTATCCGTTCAGGTTTTCTTCCAACCAAGTGGGTAAGGGGTGGAATTGTGGAAAGTGATGCTCTATCAATTCGTGAATCAATCTCAACCTTAATAGCCTGCTCGTATGGATGCAGTATTTCACATAGTCCCCTGGAATCCAGGATCCGATGGTTTATTGTTTCTCGGCAGAAACTGGTAAACGGGTATTTACCCTGGGAATAAGCAGACAATTCGTGCTTTGCATATCCTTCAATATCTTCTGAGAAAATAGTGTGGCTTATCAATGGCACCCCATCTTCGTCCAATTCCCTTCTGTAGCAACTGACTAACCTGATTAGTCCTTCGTAATGTTCAATGTCATCGTGGTTCCTGTGAACAGGAAAGTCAGTAAAGTCCCCTGATGCATTTTGGGAAGCCCCGTTTTTAATCAGTTCTTCCACAAAATCAGAGTCAAAACCCTGGGTAAAAATCATTTCTTTCAGGGACTCAGGACTATGGTGATGAACACAATAAATTGCCCTGGCATTCTGAATATCACTGAGCACATTGGAGTCAAAAATTATATCCCTGCCAATCTCGTAACTTTTTATACTGGGTCTATTTTCAACCAGTCTTTCCTTGGGCACTTCTGCCTGGCCCTGCTTTTGCAGGCCCTTAATCATTTTATTGATTCTGCTCTTTTTTAGTTGTGGGAATGCTTCAGCTAATAACTGGTTGGCACTTTTATCCTTCGCCATGATTGCCTCGGCCAACTCAGGTGCCTGTTGAGCAATTTCTTCCAGGGAAATTACATCGTAATACCTGTCAATTTTACGGCACCAATAAGTGCCTAAAATTCCATTACCATACATTTGAACATTGTTTGCCAGGATCCCAACTTCACGATTAAACTCTGTCATTTCCGACATAGTCCACTTCATAAACTTTCCTACCAGGGCAGAAACCCTGGAGTCCGTTGCTTCTGTTGGAACGGCACGAAGGTTACCCCCTGATACTGCCCGTTTCATCATGGCAACATCTGCACCCACAATTTGGTCAATTAAGCCAACTGCCTGGTCACTGGCACCTGGCCAGGGGAAGGCAGTTGGTCCTTCTTTCCTGTTTGTCCTGTAATTTCTACCTGCCCAGGCACCAAAACGAGAATCCCTAGCAGTATCAGATTTGTCCTTATAATAGGATAAATTATTCCTGCATCGTTCCAGGTCACCCTGAAGGAAATTTATGTCAGGTTCATCCGTGAAAAGTTGTTCATTGGGTTCTTCCATCCAATCCTAAGTATAAGTTAAATTCCCCAACTTTAGACTTAAACTTAGCCAGGGCAGATTGCTCGGCCCGTTGGATGACCATTTTATCAGTGCCACAAAAATCTGCTATTTCTTCCAGGGTCATTTTTGGGTAGTCTTCCCCTGGTTCTGTAAGGGATGCATTCCTGACTACCAGGTAATTTAGCAGGGTATCTATTCGCTTGGCCCTGGATGCTTTTGACTCAAAGCACTCTTGCTGTTTCTTCATCCACCAGTTCCAGGGTAACTTCTTGGTTTAATTTATAACGATACCCTGGTTTCTTAACTGCAATACGAGTAATACCATCGTATTCTACCTGGATTAACCTAGCATTCACAAGCAACCTGGTCACTTTGGCATTTTGATAACGAGGGTAATTATTAGACGGACCTTTGAGCCTGCGTTTTATCGTGCTGACACTGATACCCAGTTTCTTACTTATTTTAGCGTAGGACAGGCCCTCATTACGATAAACCTGTAATTCTTCTTTAGTCGCTTTATGCATATTGCTTCTTGGTTAATGTTTTAATGTTAGCCTTTTTAACCAGGTAAAACGGGGTAAAACCTGAGTGAGAGACATATCCTTTTTCCTGTAAGTGCTTCAAAGTGGTGTAGCCGTGAATAACTGCTTCCTGGTCCTGGATCTGTTTTCCCAGGTTGACCAGGGGAGTGCTGACAAAAGCATAGTAGTCAGGTTGGTTTCGCAGGGTTGTCGCTTTAACATTGATTGCAAACGAGTCCTTATCACTCGTTTTCACATCAAATGTTTTCCCGTTATTTAATCGAAAGTCATACCATTTTGAACTGGTCCCCGTGTGAGTCCTGGTTTCCCAGGTAAAGTCAGGGTAGAAGTTAAAAAACTTGGCAAAGGCCAATTCTCCAATGCACCCCTGCAAACTGCTCTGAATGGTAATACTCGGTTTCTTACTAATCCGATTATTAGAAGCACGGAGGGTACTTATGATAATCAGGTGTTCAATTTCGTTAGCATCAATAGTTATCTTATGCATTAGTAACCTCCAGGTTCAGTAATCCGTAGTTCAGAGTCTTCCAGGTAAGAATAATTACCTATTGCAACATATCGAAGGCAGTCAGGGGGATCCTTGCAGACCCCTTTTAAACCATCATCAATCTTGTAGTTCATGCAACAGAACAGGGTGTTTCCAACCTGGTCAGAAAAAAACAACCTGGGCTTATTATTCAGGTCAATTGGTTTGCTTTTGTCATAGGACAAAAGGGAATTAATTGCCTGCAACCCGTCTTCAATCGGTAAGCCTTCGGCAGGGTAAACATTTATATTGTGGTCCTGTAAGTCACTAATGATATTACTGGTCCCCTCGCTTTTAGCGTAGGTAGCACTACCCATCCTGGGGTCAATGATTATATCCACATCATCCGTGCAACCCAGTATTTCATCATCCGATATGCCCTTGAGCATATCTCTGATAATCTTGGCATAATCTTCTATCCCGTTGCCATTGGGCTTAGAAGCATCCCCTGGAACACCCTTCTCACCCCTGTCAAGATCTGCCCATTCTCCAACATCTACACCAGGCCATTCCTTTATTACCCAGTGGACCCCAAAAACATCGATGGCAACCAGGAGCATAAACCAGGACTTGCTACCTGCTGGGTCAATACTAAGAACATACTGGCAGGGATTATTCTTCTTATCCTTTATGCAGGGTATATCTTGGTGCCTTTTTACTACCTTATCGTCCAGGTTGACGAAAGTGGTGTTACTCGGTTTGGTTGGTAATCCGTAGGCCCTGGTTAAAATTTCATCCCGTCTTGCCCCTTCCAACTGCATTTTCATCGCAGGCCAACCCCCGTAAGGGTTGTCTGCCGTATGAAAATATAATATCTTGGCATTCTGTCGTACAGGTTGTTGTACAATAGGGACCCGTTCACCAGGTAATAACCCTGCTTCCTTATCTTCCAGGGTAACTGCACCTGACAAAAAAGTGTTCACCACATTGGTCCACCCTGAAATTGTTGTAAAGGTACTGATCACCCTGGCAGGGATCCCTGTTTTAGGGTCTGCCCTGGATAAACACCTATACCTAGCAGTATTTAAGAAATTTTGGGGCACCTCTTCGTCAAACCATACCCCAATATTATGAGTACCTGGTTTAACCTCTTCCTTACAACCCACTTCACCCCCTTCAATAGTCTCAATATTTTGTGACCAGTTACGGAATACGCAGGTGCTTCTATTAGGTAAGATGAAACTACTGGAGGTATACCCGTTCTTCTGCGAATAGGAGACATAATGAACCCTGCTTCTGCCCAGGTTCTTAAATTCAGCAGGTAGGTACTTATGCACCACTGCCTGTTGATTCGCTATGCTATTTTGACTGGTAGCAGTAAAGCACCATATAACACTGCCAGGGTTTGCTACCAGGGACTGAACCACCCTCTTCGCAATTACCTCGGTTTTCCCCGAACGATTGCCTCCAAGCAGTAACAATTCTGCCTTTTCCTCAAGTATAGCATCCACCTTTTTCCAGTGTGGCAATTCTGTGCCATACCTAAAAGGATCTTCCCGTTCCCTCTCGATAGCACCTTCTCTCCTCTCCCAATATTCCAATAACCTTTCTGCACCCATTTGGATCTGCTCCTCTTGGGTAGGAATTTTTAATATTGGATGTGGGGTCCAGTCTAGTGCCATGTGGCATATTCTAACAAGGTTCCAACCCAACGCATAGGGTTGTCCAGTATTGTCCAGGAACATGGTACGCTAAGGGAATGCCCTTAATATCCCTTTGACCTTCCCCCCCCTGGCTAATTGGGAAAATTTTTTCATTTGGGGGAATCGGTCTTG